ATAGTTGATTCCAAAATGGGAACAATAACAGCAACAGCAGGAACAGCAACAATAGGCGCGATTTTAGGTGATTTTGGAACTGACACAATCCATGCAATGTTGTCTTTAATTGTTAGTCAAACAGCATCATAAAATATATAAATATTTGAGAGGGGTTAAAAAAAATGAAAATAGCGCATATATCAATGTTTGGTCCTAATCGATGTGGATTGTATGAAGCTAGTAGAGATATGGCAAAGGCAGATGTATTATCTGGGCATACTGTATACTTTATTGATTCAGGTGTATCCAAAATAGACGGGACAAGAGAACCAAGTCAAATTGGTGCGGTTGATGATAGGTCAGGTTTTAAATTAACCACAGCACATCCAGATTTAATTGATGATGCTGATATTATAGTAATGCATACAGGAATTGAAGATTTAAAACTAGTAAAAAATCAGGCTCCAATAATATGGGTAGTTCATGGTAAACCGTTAGATTGCTTTAGACCAGAACAGGACGGTAAAAGGTCTAGTTATAGTTTATATGGTGATCTTTCAAAATGGAAAAGAGTTAAAAAAATGTTGCATTTTTGGCCTGAATATATACCTTTTTGGAGTCCTGTATTCCCTAATGAAAAACATGTATGTTTTGATTATCCAGTTATTGATGAACAAAGATTTAATAATGAAGGTAAAAAACACACATTAGAAAATTCAGGTAAATATAATATTTTAATATGTGATTCAGTAAGAGCAGACATAGATTTATTTGAAATGGTAATAGGTTGTATAGAAGTTGCCAAAAAATACCCTAATGAGTTTAAATTTCATTTTTACGGTTTTGAACATGATAAAATTAAATGTTGGCAAAATGTATTAGCAGAATTAAAACGTGTTGGCGGTCTTGGTGACGTAAAGGGTAGATTTACAAATATGGAACAGGTTTACAGGGCAGTAGATTGTGTATTTAGTCCAAATAGAATTAATAATAGAGTAGTTGCAGAGTCTTTATCATGTGGGAAACCAGTAATCCAAGAAATTGGTGGAAATGGTTTAGGTGATTATTTCTGTAATATACCAGATACAGCTGATGTAGTTGAAGCATTTACTTTATTTAAGAATGATTTTTATAGTATGAAAATAGATGCTAATAAAATAATAGAGAGATCTAAAGTATTTAATATAAAATATTTTTCTGAAAAAATGAATGAATTATATAAAAGTGTAATGTAAAGGTGGTGTTACTTTGTTAAAAATAGTTAACAGATCCGGAAAATTTAAAAAGCAATTAAAAGAAAATGAACTTGAAGCACTTGAGGCAATGGGTAAATTTGGTGTTAAAATGATGGAAAAACATGTTGCTGTTGATACTGGTTATTTATTATCAAGATGTAAATATATTATCAATAGAAATGAATTGTTTTTAATGAATGATTGTTTATATGCAATTTTCCAGGAGTTTGGAACGTATAAAATGAAGGCGCATCCATTTATGACACCAGCAGCAATGAATTATACAGCACAATACAAAGAAATAGCAGCTATGTATATGGGAAAAGGAATGTAATTAGGGGGTGTTAGTATGACTTTGAAACAATTAAAGACTAGGGTAAAAGTTAGACTAGATAATTTAGTTGGTGACTTTATGGAAGTATATGATGGAAAAGCTGGAACTAATGCGACATTCCCTTATTTAGTTTTTAAATTTCCAAATGCTTCTAACCCAGCAAGAAAACAAGTGCATAGACGAATGGAAATAGATTTTTGGGATAATTCAGCAGATGATTCTAATATTTTAGATGGTGCTGATATAGTAAAAAATGGTAAGTATGTTGATGATATATTATCTGTTGTAGGGCTTGACTTTTCAACACAAGACGAAACAGAGGGTTTTTATAGTTGTTGGTGGGAATTTGAGGGCGAAATACCAGATACAGAAACTGATATATCAAGAATACAGCAGAGATATGTTTTTAAAATAGATTAAGAAAGAGGTGTTTAATAATGGCAGTTGGTTTAGTTGAAACTACCGTACCGGTTGCAAATGATATTATAATGGGTGAATTTAAAGCCTATGCGAACTATGGATTAAATACCCAGGTATTATTGGGAGCAACAAGGGATGGTTGTAAAATTGATATTGAAAGAGTAATAAAAGAAATAGGTTTTGATGGTGCTATGGGTCCAACATTAGATACTGATGGAATACCTTTGGTTCGATATGAAAAATTGATTGGAAGATGCACTATTAACAATTTATATCTAAAATACTTTAATAGAAAAAGAATTTCAACATGTGAAAGTGATGGAACTTGGGAAAGTGGCGATTGGGCAAATAATGGAGGAACTTATGCAGCAGAGACAACTATTGTATTAGAGGGTGACCAGTCAGCAAAGGCAACAATTGGAACTACTGAGGGTCACGGTATCCATGAAGTTTTTGCTTCTGATGTGGATTTAACGGCCTTTGATAATGATGAGGTAAGTGATGATGATGATTATATCGGATTTAGTATTTATTTAGCTGCACAAGATTTAACAGATTTAGGTGAAACCGCTGTTATTAGATTGGCTTTTCATTGTGATGCGGAAGAGACAGAAACTAATTTCTTTCATGTCAATAAAGCTTATACTGATTTTACAGCTAATCAATGGAATAATTTTAAAGTTAAAAAAAGTGCGTTCACAGATTCAGCATCTTCCGATTGGTCAGCTGTAAAGGGCGTTGCATTAACAATTGAAGGAGCAGCACCAGATGCGGAAGTTGTTTGTTATATTGATTCTATTGATTTAATTCAGAATCAAACAAATAGTTCAATTGTTCCAATGAATGGACATGGTTTTACATATACTGATGAAACAACTTATAGAGAGTTTACTGCAAATCTTGAAATCACATTAAATGATTATTTAGAGAATTTTACTCTAGTTGGTCAAAGAATAGATGGCAAGAAAGTAAAAATTGTATTAAAAAATTGTTTGAATGATGGAAATATTTCTTTAGGATTAGAGGAAAAGAATGAGGTTGTTAATGAAACTCAATTCACAGGCCATTATAAATATGGTGCTGGTTTAACTTGTCCTATTGAATTATATGAGTATGTAGCATAAAAATTGTTAAAAAGGAGGTGTAAACCATGGCGACTAATACATTTGATCCAGCTGTACCAGAAAAAGCCAATGATATACTTTTAGGTGAGGGCGTTTTATATAAAAATTATGGTGAATCTGGTGAAGCTGTAATTGGAGCAACAAGAGGCGGTTCAAAATTAGAAATTGAAAGAGTAATAAAAGAAATAGGTTTTGATGGTGCTATGGGTCCAACTAAAGGGCTTAGAAGATATGATAGGTTTGTTGCTAAATTAGTAGTAAATTTTCTAAAATTAAATTATGTAAATTTGGCTTATGGTGTACCAATTACTGTAAGTGATGGAACGGATGCAGATGGAACATATAAAAAAATTGCTTTTGATTTAGATATAGTTGCAGCTGATGTTTTAACAAATATTACTTTTGTGGGACAAAAACATGATGGATCTTATTGCATAATTAAAGTTGAAAATGCTTTAAATATAGATAATATTTCTTTAGAATTTAAGGAAAAAGACGAAGTCATTTCTGAAATGACTTATACTGGATTTTATACAGCAGCAGCACCAACAACACCACCTGTAAAAGTACAGGATGAAGTAGCTTAATAATTATTTTAAAAGGAGTGTGTGAGAAATGAGAAAGTTGAGAAAAAGAGAAGTAATGACTGTTAGTAGGATATTAGAGGACGTTAATTTTAAATTATATGCTGAATATCTGCTAAACAATAGAATTAAAAAACTCTTAAAAAGTAAAGCGGCTAAGAAAGAAAAAATATTAATTGTTATGGGTGATATTTTCGCCTTTATTATGCAGAATATGCATAAAGCCGAAGATAATATTGATATTCTTTTAAGATCTTATTTAAATCTAAGTCAAGAACAGGTTGACGATTTAGAAATTGATGATTATATTGTGGCTTTAAAAGATGTATTTACTGCAGGTATTCCAAAAGTAATTGGTGAATATGTGAATTTGGCCGACATTAAAAAAAAGATGGATTCCGCAAAAGAGGATTTGAAGAAGTAACCGAAAGAGAACTATTAGAAGGTGAGGTAAACCACTTCACCTTCATAATGAATTTTTTTACAGAAGAAAATATAATAGGACCATTAATGAGGCACTATAAGGATTTTAATTATACTAACTATATTTTAGATTTACCTTTTGATAGGGCTTTTATTTTATGGCAAAAGTGCATAAATGAAATAAATGATGAAATGGAAGAAAAATCAAAAGATAGAATGTTTCAATTATGGTTAATAGAAATTCAAAAAGGAAATAAAGAGGATTTTGAAACATATTATAAAAGACATAGAAAAATAGCTGAAACTAATATAATGGATCATGACGAAAAAGAAGAAGAAGAAACAAGAATTATAAATAAAATCAACAATAATATAAAAAATAAAAAATTTAAAGAAAGAAAATTATAAAAGAAAGGGAGGTCAAACAATGATTATAACTTTAGATGAAGTAAAAACAATATTACAAATTGATGTTGATACTAATGACTCATTAATTAATATGTTTATTCCATTAGTAGAACAGGATATAGTTGATTATTGTAAGAATGACTTTATTGATGAAGAATTTGACTTTTTTTCTAGTAATGATATCACTTTTGTTAATAGTGATAATAGTATAAATTTAACAAACATTTCAACAAAAAAAATAGTTGCTAATGATTCTATAAGAGTGTATAAGAGTTTTAGAAATAATCAAGTATTTACAGTTAGTTCTGTAAGCACTAATAAAATTATAATAAATAGTATTGATACAATACAGGATGAAGATGAATCTGAAACTGTATATATTACAAAAGTTAAATACCCAATACCTTTAAAATTTGTGGCTGCTAAAATGATTAATTATCAATTAACAACAAATACAGATGAATTTACACCAGGTATGAAATCAGAAAAAATTGATGATTATACTATAACTTTAGAGGATACTATTCAGGGTTATCCTTTAAGTTATATGGTAGCTTTACAAAGATATAGACATTTATTTAAGAAAGATTTATTTAGTAGCTTGAAGGTGATTTTATGAGCTTAAAAAGAGCATATCAAGCATGTGTTAGAAAAAGAAAGACAGAAACACAAAACACTAGAGGTAGACCAATAACAACATATGCTGATACAAATATAAATGGTTATATGTCAGCTTATAGAATGCAAAATGTAAAAGTAGCAGATAAAGAAACTACAGAAACATTGTATAAATTTTTATGTGACGATTTTGATTTAATTGCAGGTGATTTGATTGTTTATAATTCAGGAACTTATGAAGTTATAGGAGATCCAAAAAACACAGTTAATAGAAATCACCATATAAAAGTTATATGTAAGAAGGTAGCAAATATTAAAAGCTAGGAGGTGGAAACTGTGAATATAGCAGATTTATTTTATAGTGTTAAAGCAGAAGGTATTGACAAAGTAGGTAGTCAAATTAGTGCTTTAGGCGATGCTGTTACTGATGTTGGTAACATGTTAATTGAAAATTTATCAAAACCAATATTAGAAGTAGGGGAAAATATTGTTAAAACAACAATGAGTTTTGACAAAGAAATGTCAAGGGTTTCCGCTGTTACTAGTGCAACAGGAAAAAACTTTACAACTTTACGTGATTTGGCTATTGATATGGGTTCAAGTACTTCAAAAACAGCAACAGAAGCAGCAGAAGCTATTGAATATATGGGTTTGGCTGGATGGGATTTAACACAAATTCAAGAAGGTTTAGAACCTATGATTAGAGCATCCGAAGCTGGTATGATGGATCTAGGAAGAACTAGTGATTTAGTTACTGATAGTATGGCTGCTTTAGGTATTGGAACAAAAGACATGGCTAAATATTTGGATATTGCAGCAAATGCACAAATAAATAGTAATCAAACTATGGAACAATTTCTTGAAGCAATGGTTACAGCTGGTGGTTCTTTTAAAATGTTTAATGTTCCTTTAGAAGAAGCCGGTGCATTATTAGGTATATTAGCAAATAGAGGTTATAAAGGGGCCGAAGCAGGAAACGCTGTAATATCTATCATGAATAACTTGACAACTGGAACAGGTAGAGCCGGTAAAGCAATGAAAGAATTAAACATTGATTTGTATGATGGTCATGGAAAATTCAGAGGTATGACAGTTATATTAAAAGAACTAAATGAAAAATTTGCAGATATGACAGATAAACAAAGAGATGCTTATGTACAAATGATAGGTGGAAAAACAAGGACCAAAGAACTAAACGCTTTATTAAATGGTACTAGTGAAGAATTAGATAAATTAACAGGTAAATTATATAATTCAGAGGGTGCTTTATCTGCAATGGCTAAAACTATGCAAGATAATTTGGCCGGTAAAATAACTAAATTAAAAAGTGTTTTAGAAGGCATTGCAATTCAAATTGGTGATCGATTAGTACCAATTATAGAATTTTTTGCTGATAAATTGCAAATATTAGCTGAAGGATTTTTTAATTTGCCTGGTCCGGTAAAAAATTTATCAATTGTATTAGCTTTACTTACAACTTTAATAGGTCCAATTATTTCTGGAATAGGTATTTTAATTACTACTTTTGGTGGTTTAGTTCTTGCTATTTCAGCAATTGTTGCTTTGATATCAACAGTAGGTTTACCTGTATTTGGTGCAATTATTGCAATTTTATTAATAATACCAATACATATTGCAGCAGTAACAACAGCTATTGGAATATTTACAGGTGCAATTGCTTTAATTATAGCAAAGTTAGGTATCTTTTCGGATGGTATAGCTACAGTTAAAGCTTTATTATCAGGTGACTTTCAAAAAATGTTTGATTTATTAACTGAAAAATTAGGTATGTCTGATAAAGCAGCTGGAAAATTAGCAAAAGCTTTTGTTGAAATGTATGATAAGGCACAAATTGTTATTCAAGTAATAAGAGATAATATAGGACCTGCTTTTGAACTTTTAAAAGAAAATATAACTAATTTAATAACAGGTGGCTTTGATAAATTAAATGGTAGTACATCAGTAAGTAAGAATTTATTTATTGATATGGTTCAAAGTATTGTTAAATGGGGCGGTGAATTAGTCAATTATTTATATACTGTTTTAGATACCTTTGGATTAATACCAACAAAATTAAAATTTGCAAATGATGAAGTCGCTGCTAAATATGTGGAATTAAAAGCAATTGCAGATAATGCTTTAAATGGTCTTTTAAATTCTCAATATATGTTTTCAGAAAATATGACAGCAGAAAATAAAAAGGCGTATGCTTTAAAAATAGAAGATACTAAAAAAGCATTAGATGATGAATTAAATTTTGTTATACAAAAATTGGATGAAAGAAAAATCCAAGAAACAAATAAATTAAAAGAATTATTTGAAAATAGTGCAATATTAACTAGAGAACAAGAAATTGAAAGACTTGCTTTATTGCAACAAAATTATACTGATGAAAAAGATTTAATGAATATTAATTATGCTGAAATAAATAATATAATACAAACAGCTGCAAATGAACATAGAAGATTAACAGAGGAAGAAACTTTACAAATACAATATTTAAAAGAGCAAGCAGCACAAAAAGAAGTTCAAGTAATAACAGATAGTAAAGCAGAACAATTAAGAATTTTAGAAGAATCTAAAAACTTGACTGTACAATTGAATAAAGATGAAACTATGGCAATTATTGTTGAATCAAATAAAGCCTATGATAAAGAAGTTGAAAATGCTAAGAAAAAGAAGGACGATAAAATAAAAGAAGCAATAATTGCTAGGGATTCTTTAAAAATAATCTCTAGTGAAGAAGCTAGTGGAATAATTAAAGAAGCTGATAGACAGTATACAGAATCAGTTAAAAAATCTAAGAACACTAAAGACGAAACTATTGCAAATGCGATGTTAAAATATGATGGTGTTTTAACAGCTGCAGAACTTGAACAAAGAGAAGTTACAACACAAGCTGACATATTAAAAAAAGCATTGGATAAAGTATGGGATGATATAAAAAAGAGTTTGCCTCAAAAAATGAAAGAAGCTATGATATATGTTAAAAATAAAATTTCAGAAAATTCAGATGCAATAGTTAGTGCAGCAGTTAGCGTTGGCGTTGAGTTAGCGACAGGTTTAGTTAATGCAGCTATTAATTATATAAAAAATCATGCTGGTGATATATTATCGGCAGCAGCTTCAATATTGTCAGGTGGTTTAGTTGGTTCTGTAAATATAGGAGGACAAAAAGCATATCCTCAAAAAGGACATGCAAAAGGTCTTACAAATTCACCTTATGGACATTATGCAATAGTAGGTGAAGAAGGTCCCGAATTAATGTATGTTCCTAAAGGTGCCGATATTTATACAGCTAATGAAACTAAAGGAATGTTAAATAATACAAAATCAGGTATAGGATCAGGCAATTATAATAATTACAATAATTCAAAACAAGAAATATTTAATTTTAATGGTAATGTTTTAATTGATCCTAATTCTATAAAAGATGTTGAAGATGTTATTGATATATTTAGAACTTTAAAAATAGAACAAAATATGAGATAATTATATAAAAGCGTATAAACAAACAAAGAAGGGGGTTGATTGTTACGCCTTGGGTAGTTAGTAACGCAGGGGGTTCTGGATATGCTTGGTCAGGACTCAATACTTATAATCAACATGCGGCAAAAGTAACAATTCCAACTAGTTGTGCCATTACACAATTAAGAATAAAAGCCGCTGGTTATAATACAGGCACAGTTGCAGCCCGGATTGCTTTGTGGAGTGTTGGAGGGTCGGCATTAGCTCAATCCGGCACTTTTACAATGGCAGACGGTAATGAGTCAACACAATATACATATACTGAAACATTAGCAACACCAGAAGTTGTTGGAGCTAATGATTATTGGGTCGGTATTTATAGAAATCCTGGGGAAAGTCATATCATGGGTACAACCTCAGGTTCTGGAAATGGTTATAGGAAATCAAATACCGCTGGATGGCCTTCTATTAGTTCAATGTCTGGTTATAATACAGATACAGATGATGAACCAACTGTTGGTGCTTTTTATATTACTGCTCCAAGTGCTGTTACTGGTCAAACAGTAAGTCGTAATAGTGATACTAGTCATACTATTGAATGGACTAGAACAGCAAGCGCGGACGATCCTTATTATAATCAGTATATAGAAAGATATGATAATGTAACAGGTTCTTGGTATGCTATAAAAACTATTACAACAGATTATACAAGTACAGGAAGTAATAGTTATACAGATACAACAACAATTGCTAATAGATATTATAGATATAGAATAAGGGCCTGGAATAATGCAGGTTATTCAAGTTATGCATATACTGATTATATTAATACTACACCAGCAGCACCTACAAGCGTTGTAGCAACAAGAATTGGTGGAACTGTAGAAGTTACTTGGAACGATAATGCAACACATGAAACAAATTACAAAGTTCAAAGAAATACTTCAACAGATGGTGTTACATGGGCTGGGTATAGTACTTTAACAAGTGCATTAGCAGCAAATTCTGAAAGTTACACGGATAACAGTCCAGCTAATTATAATAAATATAAAGTGTCTGCTACTTGTACACCTCCAAGCTTGGAAAGTACACAGGTAGAAAGTAACACAGTTCAAACATTATCTACACCAGATGAGCCAACCGGTTTAAGTCCGGATGCTTTAGTTTTTGATGCTGCAGATTTACAAAATTTTAGTTGGAATCATAATCCAACAGATGGTACAGCACAAACAAAATATAGTTTACAATATAAAGTATCAGGTGGGGCTTATCCAGGTTTACCACAATATGAAGAAGAAGCAAGTGGAACAGAAAACGTTGATATTGCTGGTAGTACATTTACAAATGGAAATACTTATTTGTGGCAGGTTAAAACATGGGGAGATTATGCAACAGGTTCTGATTGGTCAGATGAAGCTGAGTTTATTTGTACCACAACACCAGATGCAACAATAACAGATCCAACTGCATTATCTGAATATGGTTATTCAGAATTAACTGTTGAATGGGAATATACACAAGCAGAAACTAATAACCAAATACAATATCTTTGTAAATTATATGATTCAGACGATTTATTACTTGAATCAAAACTTGTAAGTGCAGAAGTAGCAAGTGGAAGTTCTGGAAGTTGTACATTTAATTATACTTTAGAAAATGAAACAAGTTACAAAGTAACTTTACAAGTTAAAGAAGAAAATGGTCTTTGGAGTGAGGAAACAGAAGTTGAATTTGAAACTTTATTTTTACAACCAATGCAACCAACCATTACATTAGATTTACAAGAAGATGATGGAGCAATAAACATTGAAATTACAAACCCTGATGTAATATCAGAATATGAATTAACAGCAATACAAGATAGTTATGTATATAACTACACTAGTTATGATGATACTAATTATGATGGTGAAGGTGAATTAAATTTATATTATGGTGCTAGTGACGATTATCAAGGTATTTGTTTAGATTTTAATTTAACCAGTATTCTTGGCAAAGATGTTTTAGATGCTCAATTAGTATTATATAGAAAATCAGCATTTAGTGGGGATATGCAAAGCGAAGTTCATTATATAAATGATACATGGGATGAAACAACAGCAACATATAATAATTTAATATCAAAAGTTGACGCTGGTGATTATGGAAGCCATTCACATGCAGCAGGTGATTCTGAAACATGGGACATAACAACATTAATACAAGATATTGCAGAAGGTACAATCACAGATTATGAAGGTTTATATATATTAACAGGTGGTACAGGATACCCAACAGATGAATTTTATGATAAAAGTATAGCAGATTATGAGCCAAAACTTATAATTACTATTACACCAGAAAACACTGAAGCAGTTTCAAACACTGTTTATAGATCTGTTGATGATGGAGATTATGAAACAATTTTAACAGATGTTCCTTTAAATACTATTGTTACTGATTATATACCAACAATAGGTGGAAATAATAAATATTTTGTTGAAGCCGTTTCAGCTGTTCCTTCAATTAATGCATCAGAAGTATCTGAATTAGATGTTTTGTTGACAGGTAATTATTTTATTAATGGTGGAGATGGTTTTTCTGAATTTGTAAAAATAATTGGAAATGTTCAAATATCAGAACAAAGAGAAAGAGCAGAAACATTAAAACAATTTGAGGGTAGAACATACCCGGTAAAATATCAAGGATCATATAAAAGACAGATATTAAATTTTAGTTGTGATTTACCATTTGAATTTTATGACACGTTATTTGATATTATAGAATATGTTGGAGCTATCTTTTTTAGGGATTTTAGAGGGCGTTGGTTTTATTGTTCTATACAATCCCCTAAAGTTACAAGAATAGACAATAACGCATATCAATTTAGCTGTACTATAGAGCGTGTTGAACATGAAACTAGTTAAGAAAGGGGTGTTAATATGAGTATTTTTGATTATGGTGGTAAAGAATCTTTTAAATATGAGCTTTTGACATTACAAAATGGAGCTTATAGCCACAACCAATATATAACAAATTATGTTATCGATGGTCGTATAACTTTAGATTTTACTAGAAATGTTATAACAGGGGCTACTTTTAAAATAAAAGATATTGAAGATATTAATTATTTAACTGATTTAATAAAACCTTGGTATTGCTTAGAAACAAATAATACTACTTATGAATTTCCACTTGGTCATTATATGTTGTTAGCACCTAGAAAAGACTTAGATGGTAAAGTTGTAACTAGGTATATAACAGGATATGATTTACTATATGCTTTAGAACAGGATAAAGAAATAACTTCACGTAGTTTTGAAGTGGGTGAAAATGTAGTTGAAAAAATAGAAGATCTACTTCAAGAGGTCGGAACATGGGTAAATTATCAAATACAAGCTAGCGATGAAGTATTAGCCGAAGATGTAAGTTATGAATTAGGTAAAAGTAAATTATTTATTATTAATTCTTTATTAAACATGATTAATTATTACCCTTTATGGGTTAATGGGTCCGGGGTTTTTATGGGTAAACCCTGGACAGCAACACCTAATATTATACATGAATTTATAGATAATGAAGTTTCATTATATGAACCAAATGTTAATTTAACAACAGATTATGCAGATATGTATAATAGAGTTGTAATTATAACAAATCAATTAGCACAAGATACAGCACCACTATATAAGGTTTTAACTTTTGAGGATGAAGGGTTAGAGGATCATCCATTTAGTTATACAAGCATTGGAAGATATGTAACTAAAATATTTCAAAGTGAAGCAGTAAGTCAAGATTATGTTGATCTTAGAGCAAAAAGAGAATTATTAAAAATGTTACAGGTAGAAGAGGCTGTTGATTATCCACATGCTTTTGTAAGTTCTAGGGTTAATGATGGTATACCATGGCAAGGTGATTCTTTTAGATTTAAAAGTGAAAAATTAGATGTTGATAGTGTATATAAAATAGAAAAACAACAAATTTATTTAGCCCCTGGTGTTACTGTAAATAGTTCGATAAGGAGGGTTAAAGATGTCTATTAGAAATAATAATATTATAAATGCTATTTTAAATGATAAAGTAAAAGAAATGTTAGTAATTCCTGCAATTATAAGTAGTTTAGACCCTTTACAAGTTAAATTATATCCTGGTGATAATGCTATCCCAGTAAAAAGTATTACAAGTTTATTAGGTGCTATTGTTGGAAGTAATGTGTTAATGATTAGATGGCAAAGTAAATTTATTATAATTGGTGTAATAGGCGATATAAGAACAATTGAAGCAGACAAACAAAATAATATACAAGTTGTAACAATTTCTAGTGCTGAATATTTTTCCAATACTACTATGACTAATACAAATTTAAAATTCAGTTTTGAAGCTAGTAGCAGTTATATTTTTGAATTGGCTTTAGGAACATCCGGCGACAGTACCGCAGGTATTCAATTAGATTGGGAAGTTACAAGTGGTTCTATACCAGCAAATCAAACTAGGAAATATATGGGTATGGCTTTTGGTGAAACAAGTAGAAATGCTTCAACTATGAGAACTGGACAAAGTTATTTAACAACAGATGTTGCCTATGGTATAGAAAGTAATGTTAATTTTATAAAAGAAGAGGGTTTTTTAACAACTACAACAGCTGGTGAATTAACTTTGAGAGCTTCAAAAGAGGTTGCTACAGGTTCAGATACAGCTATAAGTTCAGGAAGTTATTTAAAAGTAATGAAAATAGCATAACAAATTTATGATATAATATATTTATAATTATTTCGTCGGTAATTCTTTCAAGTTATAAAAAGGGCCTAAATTTCACAGGTCCTTTTTATTATTTTGACAACATGTAAAAAAGGGTATAAAATGGTATAAAATATAATAGAGGTGTAAACAATGGAAAAACAATTTTTAACAATAAAAGAAGTTGCCGAAATTTTAAAAGTAAATCCTGAAACAGTAAGAAAAAAATTAAGAAATGGTCATATTCCAGGCTTTAAATTAGGTAAAGATTGGAGAGTTTCATAGAAAGCATTAAATGAATTTATAACTAAAAAGCATGTATTGTATAATAAAGAAAAGGATGGTTTGATAGTATGAAATTAAGAAAATGTATAATAATGATTGTGATATTTTTTATTTTAGGTATTATAACTAATATAGTTCTTTGGTCAACAGTCGGTTATATTTATAATTCAAAAGAAAATATTACTCAAGAAGTAAAACAAAATAAAATAAAAGAAGAACCACAAGAGCAGAGTGATAAAAGACTAAAATATTTAAATGCTGAAAGATACACTATGTTAATGGGAAATAATTTAATAGACTTTAAAAATTTGCAAGCAAAAGAAGTCATTAATTATATCAACAAAACATTTGACGATAATTTAAAAGAAATTAAAAAAGAAACAGTTAAAAGTGATTTCTTTGATTATAATATTATTTCTTTTAAAAGTAAGGACAATAGTATATTAGTTCTTTATACTGAAAATAATATTTGTATATCTTATGAATGGAAATCAAATTAAGAGGAGGATTTTTTTAAAATGGGCAGTTGTAAAGATTGTGATAATTATCAAGATGGTAAATGCATTATAAAGAATGATACAATTGAAGGAGATCCAGAGCAACAGGGTTGTAATAATTTTAAACTAAAAATAGAAATTAAACAGGAGGATTTTTTAAAATGAAAAAAATATTAAGTTTTATAATGATAATTATATTATTAATAATTATGTATAATGTGGTTTTTGCAGATAATCCAGAATATGACGTTAACTTTAAAGAATACACACCAGGAAACGTTGGAGATTTAACTTATATTAAATGGATTAACAATGTAGAAGTAGGTGGTCAAAATATAGCTTTAAATGGTCATATAACGACTTCAAATTTAGATAGTATAATTACAGTAACAGGTGAAAACAATAAGCATAATTTAATTTATGAGGGTAAATTTGAGGGTATATTAACACATGGATTAAATGTATTGAAATTTAAAGTCTTTAAAGTAAATACTAATCCAAATATTTGGTCACCTGGTAAAGAATGGTATTACTGGACCATAAAAATTTTGGTAACAGAAATTATAATAAGTCCAACACCAAGTGATTCTATTACACCAAGTACAAGTATTACACCAAGTACAAGTATAACACCAAGTACAAGTATTACACCAACTACAACACCAACTACAACTTCAATATCACCAAGTGATTCTATTACACCAAGTCCAACACCAACAAATAATAAACCAAAAGATATTGAAGAATTACCAAAAACAGGAGAACCAAACAATATTTTATTTATATCTGCAGGTTTGTTATTAACTTTAACAGGTTCTATAATAACAATAGCACGTAATAAATGGTATAATAAAAAATAAAAGGGGTGATAATATGCCAAAAACAGAAAAAGGCTGTTTACAAGCTTTATTAGGTGGTTTTGGTGGTGCTTATATATCAGACACAAACGCACATACACCAGAAACAGGTTATAACTTTGTACGCATACATACTATTGAATCGACTGTTATTACTTTAGTCGGTAATATAACAGGAATTACTACTAAAACATTTCCAGCTAATTTTAAAATTTATGGGGAGTATTCTAGTATTACTTTAGGAAGTGGCAGTGTTATAGCTTATCAAGGTTAATTATTTAAAAAAAGACCAGTTTAATGGTCCTTTTTTATGTCTGATGGTAAATTATCCTC